AATTCTAATGCGACATGCTTCAGGCCTATGACGGTTTGAATTTAGCACCTCCGAAGAAGGCCAATTATGACAGTTTTGGAATTTAGACAAAATTACATTCCTATCTAAATGCTTGCTACCGGTGCCTAGCCATATAGCAAGATTACAAAGCTGGGATGGTGATCTTATCAGCCGGCCATACTCTGTTACAGTATATACTCCCCATTAGGGGAATATGTCCTTTATTAATAGAAATAAAGCAGAAAAATACAATATATATGTTATATAATTTAAACGTTTTTAAAATGATTTAAATTGATTATATTCTTCCCCTATTGGGGTCACCTTCCGGAATTATGGCTTCTTGTTTTTGTTCGACGAGGTCATTAAGTTTCGAAAGTTGATAGTTGATTTCACCAAAGTCGCAATCTTCATCGATTGCTCGTTTGATTAAATCAGTAATTTTGAGGTTGCGTTCGAGCATTTCTGTTAGAATATCGCAATCACCTGTACCATCTTGTCTTCGTTGAAAGAAGGTGTTAAGCATGTTCTTGTGTGCTTTCAGGCGAGTGCGAGAATCCTTGAGAAAGTCGACTGCGAAGTCGGGTTTAAGGCCCTTAGTGATTTGCATCACTTGTGTTAATTGTGCTATTCTTTGTCCCATGAGTGCTATATCATCTAGCACCCATTGCCATAGGAATCCATAGGAAGGATCACCAATGTTTCGATCTGATCCTCGAAACTTCGGGTTGAAAAAGAAATAGGATGGCTGTTCATCCCCCATAAATGTACGTTGCGGGTTTACGGGTGCCGCGGCGGTGTGATCTACGGGGATTTCCCAGTTGGATGAGGGGTTGTTCGAGTCGTTGTTCATTTTCGATTCGGTTGATTGCCTCTTGGATATCCTCAAGAAATTCGACGATAGACTGGATAGACTGTTCTTTCGTGTCCATTCGTGTACAGCCAAAGCAATACAGTAGGACTGATGGTGTTGTGTGGAACAGAGCTTGGGAGCAGACGATTGGGAAATCGTTGAAGAAGATTTTCGAACTCTTTTTGGCGATGATGTTCGGATTCTAAATTGTGAATTTCCCTTTCGAGATTAGTCAAGTTTTGTTGAATTTCCAGATTTTGTGAGCTTATATTATTCATAACTGTGAGCTCTACAGTAATGAAGTGAACGCTGATGTTAGTAGCTATTGAAGAACGAAAGAATTTGTTTTAATCGTTCTTGGGACACGAACTGCTTGCCTGCCAGTCATCATGCCGTAATTGGAGGCGTTTGAGGTGAATTGGTCAGGTGAGTTGAGTCCAGCAGCCCTTGCTGCATTCCAATTTCTATCTGCGAGTTCACGTTGCAGATTAGTTTGGTTGTCGATTGCTTTTGCGGAAATCTTAGCAGATTCCACATCGGCTTTGGAGCGCATGTTTGTCGAAATGATGCCAGCTCCTCCACCAATAATGGAACTCCATATAGATCCCCCCGCTTGCATCGCAGCGCCAGCAACAGCTTGCATGTTGTCGCTCTTTGTTTTTGCTGGCTGGGGTGTATCGAAAACGGAACGGAAGTTTGATGAGTTAACGTAGTTTTCGTAATCGATACTTTCTTGTGGCCGTTGACCAGTAAGAATGGGCATTGCAGGTTTTATGATAATCGTAGACTTCTTTGCAATTCCGATCTACAATTTTTGAGTTGAAAGTAATGATGAGTAAACTAAAACATCCTTGCAGTGAAGTTGCAACGCCACTCCTCCGGCGTTTTGCATGTTGCTGTGCATTTCTTCAGAAGGCGCATAGTTCGATAATGAGACGACAATGGGGGGAGGGGAGAACTCATTGGCAGGTCTTGGATATATCTCAGCTCAGCAGGTCCAGTCAAGGTGGAAGCAAGCATCAGGACATCTACTTCAGATGGATTTGTAGAGAGCATTCCATTAGGTTGAAGTCTGAGTTGTAGAACAGGTCCTGTAGTGCCTTTGACATAGACG